ATTGGTGGTGATGTTATGTATCTTGGCCCTGATGGTATCAGGTGGCTATCAGCTACAGAACGAAATGAAGACTTTGGCCTAGAGAGGGCTTCTGCTAACATTCAGAGTAAGGCACTTTCTATTATCACCTCAGGAGCCTCCTACGCCTCTCTACCAGTCAGGTCTAAGAACCAGTATAGGTTGTTCACTTACATTGAGAACCGCCCTGCAAAGCTCGCTGAGGGGCTTATAGCCACTAAGTTCAGTGATCAGGGTACGACTAACATCTCATGGTCCAGGACGGTGGGGATTAAGGTTTATGCTGCTCATAGCAGACAGTTTGCTGATCGTGAAGTTATCTTCTTTACCTCTGAAACTGGTTACGTCTATCGTATGGACTTTGGGAATAGCTTTGATGGTGCTGCTATCTCTGCTGTCTTTGAGACGCCATACATGCCAATTAATGACCCTAGAATTAGGAAGACAATTTATAAACACACCCTCTACCTAAAGACACAGGGGCAGTTTGGGTTCACAGTTAATTTGAGGTTTGATTATAATGCATCAGGCACTGTCCAACCCCCGGGTTTTACATTGGCTTCTTCGACTGGGACGGGCGTATGGGGGCAGTCTACATGGGGCGCATTTCTCTATTCTAAAGCTGTCAGCGACACGTTCACTAACCAAACAGTAGGGAGTGGGTTTGTTGTTGCAATACGATATGAAGACAACTCTACTAATCCTCCATTCACTCTAGACTATGTAATTCTTGAGTATGGGGTTAACGAGCGCAGATAAGATTGAAATAGGAGGCTAATTTGGCGGGATATGTCCGGCAAGACGTCGGTAATAATATTGAAAATAACGAAATCGCTGATGCTACATACCTCGACCAAGAGTTTGATGCTATCCAATCAGCATTCAACAGTAGCACAGGCCACAACCACGATGGTACTACAGGAGAAGGTGCTCCAATCCTTGCAGTTGGTCCTGCTCAGGATTTTATTGCTTCTTCGTCTATCTTCCGTGCTAAGACTACAGATGTATACGACTTAGGTAGTACAACATTTAAATATAAAGACCTATGGCTCTCAGGTACGGTTAAGGCCACTGGAGGCACCACTGGTCAAATTTATGCTAACCTAGGAACTAGTTCTCTACCTTCTTACTCGTTTATTGGTGATACAAATACGGGCATGTCGGCTGCTGTAGCAGACACTTTAGTGTTCTCAACTAGTGGCACATCTAGGATGAGCATTAGCTCTGCTGGTGTGGTGAATGTAACAGGCGCTTTAACGGTGGGTGGAAATGCCACCATAACTGGTAGCCTTACAGCAGACAGTCTTAGTGGTGATATTGTAGCTACTAGTATCACCTCAGGTACACTACCTTCAGGTAGAATTAGTGGTAGTTATACAGGGCTTACAGGTACAGGTGCCCTAAGTGCTGGTAGTATCACTTCTGGCTTTGGTAGTATTGACATTGGTAGTGATACCTTGGGTGCAGGTGCAATCACCTCTACAGCTACAATTATATCAAGCCAGAACTTTATGAGTTCAGGAGCAAATGTTGTTATTGGCCCTACAAGCGGTGGTTCAGTGCAACTAAGGCCATCTGGTGCCTTAGGAACCACTAATCACCTTGTAATTAGTAACACTGGGAATCACACCCTTAATGGTAATCTAACTGTTAGTGGAGACATCTCAGGTGACTTAGCTGCTACAGACCTCACGGGTACAATTGCTAGTGCTAGACTTGCTGGAGCCTACACAGGCATAACTCAGGTTGGCACTCTTACTGAACTAACTGTAGATGGGTTTTTCTTTGATGGCTCTTCTGTCAATCATTCCACTTCTAATAGTTCATTTATCTTAGTGAGGGGTGGTACCTCTGCTGGTGCTATTACTAGGGTGTTTGGTAGTACACATGCTACCAATGCTAACATGATTGTTAATGATGCTGATAGACACATCTTTAGAACAATTGGAGCCACTAACCTTTTTGACTTACAGAGTACAGGGCTTATCCTAGGAAGTAATGTTGGTATTGATTTTGCTGGTACCGGGGCTGCAACTACTCGTACTAACCTAGGGCTAGGCACTATGGCTACTCAGAACGAAGGTACTTCAGGTAGCCAGTTTAGAGATAATACAGCTAATGATGCACAATACCTCATTCAAGCTTCTAACCTGTCTGATCTTACCAACCCTGTGACTGCTCGTTCTAACCTAGGGCTTGGCTCCATCTCTACACTAGATGCTGGTACAGGCGCTAGTAACTTCCGTAACAACTCACAGAATGATGCTCGGTTCCACAATAGTGGTACAGACACATTAGATTCTGGTGATCTTCCTACAGACTCCACAGCTACTGACTGGATTCAGGTTCAGTATGCTACAGTGAGTAGTGGTCAAATTGGTACTTATGCACTCCTTCGTACTGTTTCTAACTCTGGGGCTGTTAACCCTAGTAGTACAGTGGCTGGTAGCAGTCTTTACTACGCATCAGCTTCTGACGCTAATAATACAACAAGCCCTGGTGGGACTTGGAGGTGCATGGGCTACATCCCAGCAGGTGCTGGTAGTGCAGGTGATCGTACTACATTATTTATGAGGATAAGTTAGTGACTTGGGAAAAATTCTCTGCGGGGGCAGCGAGGGTCGGTGGGATCATAACCGCTATAATCGCTGTTGGAGGATTTTCAACTTTTATGCTAAATAATAGGGTTATTAGAAACTATCTAAAAGAGGCTGTAGATGTTCCAGTAATGATGGGGCAGATTGGTGAGTTAGATAGAGGTCAAAATGAAATTAAGGAAGTGGTAGACCTCCTTAATGAAAGTTTACAAGAACTTACTGCCACTATAGAAACCGTCCAAGGTGTTGGAGAGCTTTCTACAGCCCCCATAATCAAATTCCTTCAGGGTAGTAGTGTTACTGATGGGCGTATCGGAGCAACTGTAAGGTTCTTTGTCCGTTTCATTAAAATAAGGGAATGTGGTACGGGAGAACTAGCCGTTTGGTTCAGGAATGGTTCTAAGGCCATTCATGGATTTGAAGCAGTAAGTATTATTAATGAACAAGGCAAGACTATCAGAACCTCTCCCGGTAACCCTGGTGAAGTCCTTGAAGGGAATTGGACTGCTCGTATCCCCACTAACCAAGGTGTTACAGCAGGTAGGGGGGAATCTTGGTTAGAGATTTCATACCCAGACTGCCCCTTAGTCCCTACAGAAACCTCTCCTTCAATGTTCTTTGAGATATTGGATGATGATGGTAGGCCAATAGAAAGAGAGAAACAATGACTACGACTGAAATCCAAATGCTCCTGAAGAATAAGGGGTTTAATCCCGGTAAGATTGATGGAGTTATGGGGCCTAAAACAGAACAAGCCCTTATGAACTATGCTAAGCATATGCTAGCTAGCCCTGGTTTGTGGCCTGAGAGTAATGCCCCTGTAGTCATGGACGACGAAGAAACCGCTCTCCTAGTTAAAGAGCTAGAGAGGGATGAAGGTAAGGTTCTTCATGCCTACAAAGACAGCCTAGGTTATTTGACCATTGGTATTGGCAGGCTCATTGATAAGAAAAGGGGTGGGGGTATCACAGATGCTGAAGCCCACTATCTCAAGATGAATGATGTTGAGAAGGTCAGGAGACAGCTTGATAAAGAGCTTCCTTGGTGGAGAACACTAGACCCTGTTAGACGTAGAGCCCTACAAAACATGGCCTTCCAACTTGGTATTGGTGGTCTCAAGAAGTTTACCACTTCTCTAGGGTATATAGAGAACGGAGACTATCAAGCTGCTGGTGAATCTCTTCGTAAGAGCCTATGGTACCAGCAGACACCCAACAGAGCAGAGAGAGTTGTTAAAATGATTGAAAAGGGGATTGCAGAATGACGTTTCTAGAAAAACTAGCTACAGCTACTAAAGCTGTGATTGCCACTACAATTATTGGTATGCCTGCTCTTACTACAGGCTTACAAGCTCTATTCTCTGCTACAGGTGTAGGTGAGATGCCAAATGCAATGGAGCTTCAGACGGCTCTGGTTAATCTGGTGATTGCCTTTGTTGGTGGTCTAGTTGTTTACCAGATGCCTAATGCTACTGCTGCAGAGGTTGTCCAAAAGGACGAAGAAGCTAATGATCCTACTCCCGAAACAGTTGAAGAAGTAGCTGCAAAAGAGCCACACGAAGACGCTTAAGGTTAAAAAATGAACAGAAAGTTTAAAGGCTTCACAGACACACAGAAAGAAGCTATTGCCCGTAAGATGGGGTATACAGATTCTATGGAAGGCTTCGATCAGTGGGCCAGTGGCTCACCAGACAGAGCCTCTAAGCTTTCTCGTTTTCACGAAAAGGCCCGTAAATTCATTGAAGAGCCTGTAGCAGAGATGGCTACTGGGGGAAGTGTTAAAGACTTGATTAAGAAAGCAGAAGCTAATAGACAGAAAGTAGCTACTGCTCAAGCCAACTCCCCTAAACAGACAGTAGTTGCAAAAGCCCCCTCTCCGGCGACGACAGCTACACAAACGGCTATGTCCAATCCTAATGCATTAGTAACAGAAGCTAAGGCTGTTCCTACAGCTACAGCCCCTAATCAAGCCATACCTGTTAATAGTGGTAATGCTGGTGCTGCTCAGACTGGTACAGCCGCTCCTGTCACAGCTTCTACTACTACAGCTAAAACAGGTACAGCCCAGACTGCTGGTAATGCTGTTACAGCCGCTCAAACTCCTACACAGAGCGCTAATACATATGATGCTACTCAGGTAGGTCAGGATGTAAATGGTGTCCTAGATGACACACAGGCCGTACAAGGCACCGTCAGCCAGAACTCTCAAGTAGAGGCTGCTACAGCCCTACCTAGTGCTAATGCCACTGTACAGGGCCAGCTAGAGGGCCTGATGGCCCAGTTTCAGGGAGGTAATACACCACCTTGGGCTGCTGGTGCTATGCGTATGGCTAACGCTGCAATGGCTAGTAGAGGGCTAGGAGCCTCATCTATGGCTGGGGCTGCTGTTACTCAAGCTGCTATGGAGAGTGCTATCTCTATTGCTGCTACAGATGCTGCAACCTTCTCACAGTTTGAGATGCAGAACCTGAACAACAGGCAGCAGGCTAGACTACAGAATGCTCAGTCGTTCTTACAAATGGACTTGGCTAACCTAGACGTAGCTAATCAAACTAATCTCTTTAAGGCTCAGTCTCGTATTCAGGCTATGTTCACTGATCAGGCTGCAGATAACGCAGCTAAGCAGTTTAACGCTACTAGCGAGAACCAGACAGATCAATTCTTTTCTCAACTAAAAGCTCAGACAGCACAGTTTAATGCTTCCCAGCAGAACGCTATGAAGCAGTTTAATGTTGGTCAGAGCAACACTATGACTCAATTTAATGTTGCTCAGCAGAATACAGTTGGTATGTTCAATACAGAACAGTCCAATACGATGAAACAGCACAACTCTCAGCAGCTAGCCGCTCTCTCCATGTTTAATGCAGAGCAGGTTAATGCTAGAGACCAGTTTAATGCTAACAACAGGTTGATTATTGATCAGAGTAATGCTGAGTGGCGTAGACAGATTGCTACACAGGACAATGCTCAGGTTAATGAAACCAATAGACTTAATGCTCAGCTAGCCACTGGTATGACCACACAGGCATACAACAACCTATGGCAGCAAGAGCGTGACCTAATGGCCTTTGCCTTTACAGCAGCAGAGAACTCTGGCCAGAGAGCCCATGAAGTTGTAATGCAGAAGATGACCAATAACTCTTATAAAGACTTAGCTAAGTATCAAGCCAAGCAAGCACAAGGGGAGGCTGCTGGTCGTTTAATCAGTAGTATCGTTTCAGGCATTGACTTTGGGAGTCTCTTTTAATGTATAGAGAATTTTATGACCAGCTTAATGGTGAGCTAGACTCTAAAGCCTACACCCCTGCTACACCAGAACCTAAGGCATCAGGGCTAATTGATCCACGTCGCAAAGTAGAAGCTGCTGAGCCTAACAAAGATGATGACCCACTAACTCTGGTAAGAGACTGGATGGATATTATCAGAACGAGTGGTGCAGAGTATAGAAAGAAGTCTATTGCGCAACACGACTCGATGGCAACACAGCCAACCTCTAAAACAAGTAAAGCCCCCGAAGCTCCCGAAAAAAGAGCAGAGCCAGAAGAAACCCCCGAAGAAAAGTCGGCACGTAAAAACGCCTCCCTATTTGATGGGGTTGATTTAGAAGGGCTAGATGATCAAGGGTTTGTTCTTCCTCGTTTCAAAGGTGGTAATAAGGAGGGTGTATCTCTAGCCAGACAGGCTGCTGCTGCAGAAGGCATCCCAGAAGACCTCTTCCTTAATCTTGTACAGGCTGAAAGTGCATTCAATCCAGGAGCTACTTCTAAGGCAGGTGCTCATGGCTATGCCCAGCTAATGCCCGGTACAGCTAAACAGCTAGGTGTTGATATTAATGATCCAGTACAGAACCTACGTGGTGGTGCTAGGTACTTAAAAGAACAGTATGAGAAGTTTGGTGATTGGTCTCTAGCCCTAGCAGCTTATAACGCAGGTCCAGGCGCTGTAGAGAAACATGGTGGTATCCCACCTTATAAAGAAACTCAAGCTTATGTTAAAAAGATTTTAGGAAGTTAAAATGCCAGCCATTCTAGATAGACTTGTGTCACAATTAAAACAGAATGGCAAGAGTGAAGAAGAAGCTTTTGCCATTGCTACAGCTTCTTTACAACGATCAGGTAATCTTAAGAAGGGTAGTACTAAAGCTACACCTAAGGGTGAACGCAGGGGTAAGATGAGTCCTGCAGAGCGTGCTAAAGATCGTGCTGCTAAAAAGAGTGGGGGTAAAGCCTCTGACTATAAGTATAATAAACACAATAACAGTGCTGTAAAAGGCAAGGTTAATAAACGGGTAAAGAAGAGAGCTTAAAATGGGTTTAAAACTTGATGGACCAATTCCAGGTAGTAGCCTTACTAGAGAGGTGGGGAATAGCCCTTGGGAGCAACCTCCTCTTTATGCTAAGCCAGAACAGGCTATTGCTAACACTATTAAACAGCTAACCAAAGGCTCTAGGATGGATGACCTTCTTTTTCTCGTAGGAGAAGGCTTCCCCATCTCTACCTTTGTAGATAGCCTACTTACTACAAATGTTATGGAAGGCTACCATACAGGGGATGTATCTCAGCTAATCGCTCCTGTCATACATACGTTTGTCAAGG